GTCGTGCGCGTCGTTCGCCGCGTCCTTCATCGACTCGCGCGTCTTCTCGCTGAGCGTGCCCTGCTTGTGGACCTCGTCGATCGCGGCGCGAAGCGCGGTCTTCCGGTCCGCGCGGAACGCGGCGAGCGCGGGATCGTTCTTCTTCTCGCGATACTCGCTGTAGGACTGCCACGGATCAACGCAGGTCAACTCGACCCCTGGAAGCTGCGTGCAGATGACCTCGGAATAGGAGCCCTCCCAGACGCCGATCTCCGCACCGCGACCATAGCCAAGTTCTGCGAACAGCAGCGGCAACGCGCCTCGAGTGCGCCGAATCTCTACGGGCGCACCCACGGCTGACACACCGAAGAACGCAGACACTCGCTGCTCGACCGTCATCGCCCAATCACCAATGAGGACCGATACCGGCCCTGTTGTGGCACATGAAACGCCGCCGCAGTCATCCGGCGATAGACGCCACGGATCAACGTGCCCCGGGGTGTCGGCGCCTGCTCCAGCCACAGAACCTCGTAGGCGTTCGCCTCGGCGATGTCGCGGTACAGCGCGTCATTCGTCACGTAGTAGCAATGCTTGGCGTAGCCGCTCGACGGGCGATCGAACGCGATGTAGCCGCCAGGCTTCGTCAGCCCGTGCATCGTGCGCCAGACCTGTGCCTGATCGAAGATGTGCTCCCCGGTGCCGAAGTCGGTCACCAGGTCAAACGGCTCGAGCACGATCGGCAGGTTCAGATCGGCCGTGACCGTGGCACGCCCATTCCCGTCGATCGATACGTAGCGACCGCAGCCGAGATCGCGCTCGTACCAGTCTTTGGCGAGACGCTTCCCTTCACCACCGCACATCCCCTGGTCGCCCAGCTCGCAGACAGAGAACCCCTTCGGCAGAGGCAATCGCGCGACGAAAGCGGCCGGCTCCTTCTGGATGCCCATCAGGCCGGGCCTCCCCACGCCTGGTCAAACCACGGCCACTGCTCGGCGCAGATGTGATTCTTGGGCTTCTTCGTGAGCACCACCTTGGCAGCCCCAGGCAGTGGTGTCCCGGTCGCCGCAAAGCCGGCGTCACGCGTCAGGTGAGAAATCCGCGGGAACCATTCGAGAGGCATGCCCAGCGCGTCCTCAGCCTGCTCGCCGATCCAGTCCTGATCGGTGCTCAACTGCTGCGCGATCGTCGGCGTCCACCGTCGCCAGAGATCGCTGTGCGTGCCAGCGTCCCACACCATCACCGAGCTATTGAACCGGCGCACGAGGCGGCGGCCATCGCGATCGGTATTGAGGTGCGCGCGCTCGACGACGAACGCGTCCGCCGTCAGCGCCAGGCTCGCGGGGTAGTCCGCGATCGGATCGAGCGACGACACGACCCACGTATCGAGATCGAGATAGAGCACGCGACCGCCAAACCCCATCGCCGGGTCAAAGAGGCGCAGCTTGTTCCAATACCCGACACCGTTGTCGGGCACGAGGCCAGCCAGGCTCTCGACCTGAACCAACACCGGAACGAACTCGCGCGCGCCGACATAGGCCGCCAAGACTTCAGGGAGCGTCTCGCGATCAACCAAACAGGTAAACGTGAACGGCCGCGACAAATGCCGGCGGACCATGCGCTCGAGCCGAACCACGTAGTCGGCGCTATACCGGTAGGGCCCCTTGACGTAGAGGCAGACCACGGAGAGTGGCGTCACGTCACCCTCCATCGGCTAAAATGATTTCCACCCTGCCGAGTCAAGCGCGAGGGTTTCGGCCCCACGCTGTGGCACCAACGCGAAAGCGGCCATACTCGGCAGGCCATCATGGCCTCGCCACCACGATCCACTGCTTCTCGCGCGACACCTTGGGAGGCAGCTGCAAGTCAGGCACGTCCAGCAGTTGCCACCCGCAGGCCGAGACCTTCGCGCGCCACCAGTCGGCCACCTCGACGATCAGGTGCGCGTTGCGCCCGTCGTCCATCGTTTTGTTCGACGACCTGAGCGAGATCACGGCGAAGATCGCCTTCTGAGCAAGAAGCCTGATATGCGTGAGCACGTCGTCGATCCGATCCGGCTCGACGTGCTCGAGCACGTCCGTGCAGACCACAAGATCGGCAGACCGCGGCGCCGCGTCCTTGCCTGGGACCGCCGGGTCATACTCTCGGCACGCCAGGCCGAACGGCGCCAACTGCCGCAACGCGAGCGAGAGCGTGCCCTGCCCGCATCCGTAGTCGAGCACCGACACCGCGCCTTCGCGATTCGCGAGCCAAGCGACCACGCCGGCCCAACGCCTCCCTTTCCCGCCGTAGCCTTCCGGCCTGGCGTGGAGTGCGCGCTGCAACGCGCAGTAGTCGGCCGTGATCAGCGCGCCGGCCTGCATCACGACTGCACCGACCGACCCTTGTGCGCCTTGTACCGGAAGTCTTTCCGCGTCGCGCCGTCGAACGGCGTCACGCGATAGCGGTCGACCGTGTAGCCGGCCGCCGCGGCCGCGGCGAGCTCCGCGTCGAATCGCTCCTGGAGCTCGGGCTTCCAGTGACTCCGCACCTCGCCGCGATACCAGTGCGCGCGCCCCTCAGCGGCCAGGCGCGGGATCGCGTGCTTCAAATGGAGCTGGGTTTCGATGCGCGTGTAGTGCACGGCCTTCAGATCCGGGTCGTCAAGCGACGAGCCTGAGAGATCCGGGCAATCCCAGTTCCCCACGAACGGCTCGAGAATGCCTTGGTGCTCCCGGAAGTAGTTGAGCATCCGCCCGTGGGCATCCGGCATCTTCCTCAACTCGTCAAGGGACGGGATATAGGCCTTCGCCTTTTCGCAATCGAACAGGATGCACGACGTCGAGAGCTTGCCGGTGTGATTCCGCACCAGCGCACAGCGACGAATCGGCTGCCGCCAGAGCTCCGCAAGATCAGCGACGAAGAAGAAATCGCCGTCCGTGTAAATCGCTCGACCGCGATAGTCACAGACCGACGGGATCCCCCAGCGAAAGCCGGTGAACGGGGTCCGCCAGCTGCCAGAGTTCCAGCCGCTCCACGGTCCCTTGGCGGACTGCTGCATCCAGGCGATCTCGAGCGGCATCGAGCAATGCGTGCGCGCCGAGTGCTCGAGGACGGCCTGCGCCTCGAGGTCTTCGTTATTGGCGCCCACACCGACAAAGAGGCGAATCGTGTCGCTCACAAGACGACCTCGACGGCGTGGCGGGTTTGCGCACCGAGATACCCGCCGCGGTGGCGCATCCCGAAATCTCTTCGATCGACGCCTTTCAACTCCATGACCGCGATGGCCAGCGCATCGCCGATCGCCAACATGACCGTGCTACTGGCTGATGGCGTGAGCCCCAACGGACAGGGCTCGTCGATCACACCCATCTCCAGCAACACGTCGCAGCGGCCACGGAATGGCGTGTCCGCATACGACGAGACCCCAATCACCTTGAGCGCATAGAGACATCTGGCCGCATCGATCGCCTCGATGACTTCCGCCGTCTTCCCGCTGGTCGAGAACGCCACGATCACGTCCTGTGGCGCAATGACCCCGAGGTCGCCGTGCGCGGCGTCACCCGGGTGCAGGAACACCGCCGGCGTCTTCGTCGAGCACAGCGTCGCGGCCAGCTTGCGAGCGACGAGTCCGGCCTTGCCCATCCCCATCGTGACGACCTTCCCCCGACACGCGGCCAGATAGTGGGCAGCGCGTTCGTACTCCGGCGTCACGACGACGGACACGATCGCGCGCGCCTCCGCCTGCAGCACCTGGACGATCCGGTCTCGGACCGTCACAAGAACGCCTCCAACGGCTGCCGCTCGAACGCCGTCACCCGGCTAATCGGCGAGCAGTTCACGATCCGGACCCCCTTCGCCTTGGCGTCGGCCGCGAGCTCGGCGAGCGGCACCATGTGTCGCGCAAAGTGCTGCGTCGGAATGTGCGGCATCGGATGCGGCCATTCCCCGGTGAACCAGCGGCCGCCGGTCATGTCGTAGCCGAGGAGCACGATCTCCGTCGGGCCGGCGAAGTGGTACGCGAGATTGATCGCCGACGTCCCGGAGTCGTAGCCGCAGACATGCGTCGGCAGCTCGCACAGGTGCGTGTGGTCCTTCGTCCGCGTGATGCGCTTCACCGTCGTCGGCAGCTCGGGATCCGACTTCCCGCGCACGACCATGTAGGTGCCGCGAAAGCGCGGAATCAACGGCAGCGCGATCTCGGGGGTTTTCTCCCCACCGAGGAACAGGACATCGGCATCCGGCCGCAGGAGCACGCCTTCCTTGATGGCGATGAACCGGCCTTTCAGCTTCGGGATCAGCTTGCGTTGCGCGCGAATGCTCTCCCCGCCGCAGAGGATGAACACCCGTTCACCAGGCCACTCGCGCGGCACGGACCACACCGGCGGCAGCACCCAGCCAGGCGGACGACTCATGCGGCAGCCCTCACGGCCGATCGAAGAATCCGGCGGTAGCGGGACGCGATCGCCTCCAGCGTGAAGTCGTGGGCGCGCGCACGGCCCTGGTCATAAGCGCGCCACCGCAGGTCTCGCGCACACAGCGCCGCGAGGGCATCGGAGAGCTCCTCCGGCCGCTCGATCGTGAGGCCGGTCGGAGCAATCTCAGAGAACCCCGCGCAGGCCTGGGTCAGGATCGGTCGACCAGCCACGATCGCGTTGACATACTTGACACCGCTCTTCCACTGGCGGCAGGCCCACCCGTCCCACTCTTCGCCGCGGAAGGCCACGAGGGCGTCGACATCGGTCAACTCGCGCGGGTTCACCACGAACTGCAGACCCAACCGCTCGCACGCGCGCTCGATCGCTGGCTTCCAGGAGCCGAGATACCGGGCGGACCCGTCGTAGCCGATCCGCCGCGCCTGAGACCGCACCAGGCCCGTCGACAGACCGAGCCGGCAGTGATGCGGCAGGTAGACCCCGCCGAGCTGCGTCGCCATCACCTCGGTCGCCCCGATCAGCGTGCGCACGTTCAGCACGCGCGCCAGTTGCACGATGTCGCGGATGTGCTCCTCCGCGGCCCGCTGATTGGCGATCGGCTGATGCCAGACGTCGAGCACGTCCCAGATCAGAATGGCGGTCGAGGCCTTCGCCTCTCGAAACCACGTTTCGGCCGCACGCTTCACCAGCACGATGACGTCGGCCGACTGCCAATCCGCGCCGACAGGTTTCGAGGTGCAGCGCGCCCCGAGCGCACGGCCGATTTGCCGGCCGCGCATTTGCCACGACCCCTTATCGCACCCGACGAAGAGCACCTGCGGCTCACTCACACCGTCACCTTGTCGTGACTCTTGTCGTCCTTGGTCAGCGTCATCGGCTCGCCGCGGCGAAACTTCCGGATAAAGAGCGCGATGTGGCCCAGATCGATCGCATGGACACCTCGGGCGCAGAGATCGACGGCCAGAACGGTCGCCGTCGGACCCAGGCAGATAAGCGCGCGTTTCGGCGTGCCGACCCGGTCGAGGATGCGGTCGTATTCCGCGAAGGCGTGCTGCCGCGGACAGACCACCTCCGTGACGGCGCCGGCGCCCATCAGGTCGTCACTGTTGAGCCCTTTCGAGCTACCGCGCACGAGGGTCACGTCCTGCCCCAGCCAGAGCGATTCCACCATCCCCCAATACGCGGGGGTGTCGATCCACGGCGCGGAGTCCGGCCGCGTGACGAACGCGCTCACGTACTCACGCGGCACCAGCCACTGGGCCGCGAACGCGTGGCGCATCCAGAAGGCCGACTTCTCCGGCGTCATCTGGTCGCACCGGTCCAAGCTCGGGATCCCGACCATGCAGGACCCGGACGCGTGCAAAATGGCCCGCAAGCGCTCGGTCAGCGCCGGCACGTACTCCTGACTCACGTTCCGGTTCCCGCTGCAGTGCTTGAATTCCCCGTCGCCGTACCGAGCCAGGCTCGCGCCGGCGCACACGCGGCGCATCGTCTCGACTTCCGGCACGACGGAGGGATAGCTGCTCAGCATCAGAGCCCTTTGCTCATCCCGGCGAGCCGCGTCCGCGATCCGCCGGCGCCGGCGTTCACCTGCTGCTGCATCGTGGCCAACAGCTTGAGCATCTCGTCGATCGAGTGGAAGGTGATGGACTGATCGGCGAAGGTGATCGTCTTCGCCCCCTTGCCGGACACGATCGCCGCCTGCAGCGTGTCGATGTCGCTTTGCGTCCACGCCATTTACCAATGCCCTCCCCAACCAGGCGGAACTCCTGTGCAGACGTCTGCACGTGACCTAGCTCACATGCACGGCTCGACGCAGCGCAATCTGTCCGAACGCCATGACCCCTTCGAATCCGGCGTCCATGCGTTTGAGCTCCCAATGCGCGAACGCTTGCGCGATCTCGGTGTCGGTCGTCTCATCGTCGATCGTCACGGAGATTTTTTGGGTGTTCGTCGCTGGGGTCGGATGAAAGCTGCCCGAGACCGAACCGGCGACCGACAGGAGCGCGGCCGCATCCGCGTCCCCCCGGTTGCGCTTGACCATGAAGTGCGTCGTGAAGCCTGAGACGTCACGGATCGTCGTCTTGGCCGACGAGGTGTACGTGATGAACTCGTAGACCTTGTCCGTCCCGAGCCAATACTCGAGCGACGTCTCGATGATGCCGTCGAACATCAGTACACCGCCTCAATCACCAGCGTGTCAGGCACGACCGCACTCACCTGAGTCGCGCTCAGCGAGACCGCCGCAACCCTCGTCGTCGACTTCACCCCCGTGAAGTCGAAGATCCCGCCGACCGACAGCACGTGCCGTGTCGGCTGCTTCGCCAGCACCAGCGGCAGTTGCTGACGGTTCCACGGGATATTGGACAGGTCGCCAGCCGTCGCACTGACCGGCAACACGAGCACGTGCATCGTGGGGAACTTCGCAAGGACTGGCGCGAGCCCACGCATCAGCCACGGCAGATCGACGCTCTCGACGACGACCGGCTTCGCGTGGATGTGCCTGGTTGGCTGCGTGCCGATCACCAAAGGCACCTGCTGCCTCAGCCACGGAAGCGCATTCCCGAGCACCGGCGGCAGCGCCAGTTGATGCCTGGTCGGATGCGTGGCGAGCACCAACGGCAGCACCGGACGCAACCACGGGATGTCGATCTGATCGGCCGGCACCGCTGGCACGAGCGCGAGCCCATGCCGCACCGGAAAGACCGGCAGCACGTTTAGCAAGAACGGCCGCAGCCACGGGATGTCCGACCGATCACCAGCCGTCGCGCTGACCGGCAGGGCCAGCACATGCCGCGTCGGGAACTTCGCGATTACCGGTGGCAGACCACGCACCAGCCACGGGATCTGCGGTGCACCCTCTCCGAGCGTGAACTGCACCGGCGCCGCGCTCTGGTGCCGCGTCTGCGGAATCCCCCGCACGAGCTGCAGCTGCGGCATCAGCCACGGCAGATCGGACCGCCCAGCCGCGTCGAGCGGCGAGATCGGCACGGCGCGCACCGCACCGAGCGGCAGCCGCACGCGCGGGACGATGCGGCCCGGCCCGGCGAGCCATCCCGTCTCGAGCGGGATGACGACCGGTCCGCTGACGGCCTGATAGTGCGTGTACCGATCAGGCCGGATGATGCCGTCGTCGTTGAACGACAGCGGCCGACCGAGATCGGCCTCTGCTGACGGCACCAGCACCGGCCCAGCGATGGCGACATACTGCACCACCCCGCGAGGCCAGACCATCGGCCCGGTGGCGGGGCTCAGCGCATCCGCATCTGACGGCAGAAGCGAATAGACCGGCGGATCCGCTGTGAACGGCTGGACGAACGGAATCCGCTGAACAACCCGGCCCGAGTTCGGCCACCACTGCACATCGAACGCGGCCGCTTCTGTAGCGATGCCCGGCAGCACGATGACCGAAGGCGGCCTGGTCTCTCGACGCACCAGATCGGCCGCACGCGGGAGCCAGCCGAGGGAGATCTCGTCCTGTTGAACCGGCGCGGCGAGTTCCGACCGGATGGTAACGACGCGCGGAACACTCCCAGGAGGCGTCGAGAGCCACGAGAGTTCTGAACCTGTGACAACCGGGCCACCGACAGCCTGATACTGAACAGTCCCTCTCGGCCAGACCATCGGGCCGGTGGCCGTGCTCACCGCATCGGCTTCTGGCGGCAACGTCTCGGCGATTGGCGGGTCAGCAATGAATGACCGGACGCCCTGAGACGCCCGGACCGCCTCCGCGCTCCGTGGCAGCCAGCCAATCGACACGTCCTCCTGCGTGGTGAGCGGCGCGGCGTATTCGGATCGGATGGTGACCGACCGAGAGGCAAGACCAGGAGGCGCGGACAGCCAGGACAGTTCCGAGCCTGTCACCACCGGCCCGGCAATCGGCGTGAACTGCACTGCACCACGCGGATAGACCTGCGGCCCGGTGTCCGTGCTGGCAGCATCCGCAGCGCCACCAGGCTGGCCGCTCCACGGCGTCACGAGTTCCGAGAGAATCAGACGCTGAGGCTGGACGACTCGCGGCGGCGTCGTGAACGTGGCCGCCCCGTCAGGCGCTGCCGCCTCAAGCACCGGCACGAACGCGAAGCCAATCGCGGCGGCGACAGCAAGCCTGGAGACGAGACGCGGCGGCCCAGTGCGTGCGTGGCCAGGTGCTGGGTCGTCAGGCGTCGGATGGAAGGCAATCGTATAGGCCGTCCAGTCCTCGGAGTCGCTGAAGTTCCACGCGCCCGCGTCCTCGCTCGCGGCGTTGTTGTTCGTCCGGACGGCGGCCGAGACGCGGACGTTCGTCCCGACTGTGCTCGCCATGCCCGAGGTCGCCGTCAGCTGCGAGACGGAGTAGTTCGTCGGGTAGGTCGGCGGCAGTGTCGCTTCACCTTCGCGGCCGGTGAAGGTGAGCCAGAGATAGTCCTTCGCACCACCAGTCGGCGTGCAGGTCGTCGCGTCCGGGTCGCCGGTCCCAGTGGCCACCGTGGACAGTTCGGGCGCACGCACATGAGGATCGGCGCTGCCCTGAATCGCATACGCCACGGCCGCAAACTTGCCACTGGTGCAGGAGAGTGTGATTTGTGTGCCACTCTCATTCCCTTCGGCGCGTTTCCATGCGACTGCCATCTGATCGTCTGCGGCATCAGACGACAGATCGAACATCTCGTTTTCCCAACCTGTCGGCCAGCCGATAGCACCAGCCACTGCGACACGGAAGGCGACGAACAGCACATCGTTCTGTTGGACAGTCGCTGGCAGGTTGATCGCTGGTGTCGCGGATGCAGCCGTGCCGTCTGTGACGATAGACGAACGAACAGAGGGGAACGCCATCGACTTATGACGGCTTGTTCGGTGGTCTCATGCCGCCGGGGAGCATCTGCGCTCCGGTCGGCCCGGACAGATTGGTCTGGCGTGGCAGCCAAGGCAGCGTCGGGCCGACCCCACCACCCAACCCGTTGAACGCCGCGATCACTATGGCTCCGGATGCCCCGCCGCCGCCGAGTGTGACGTTCCACTCCTCGGCAGCTTCGGTTGCGGTGAGGATCTTGTAGCCGACAAGGCCATCGCAGCCAGCCTGGCCAATCGCCTCTGTCTCGTAGTCGTCGTCGCCGGTGAGAGAGAAATTGCCAGTGGATAAAATGCCTACGATCAGCGAGTCGGCAATCGCCGTCGTGACCGCGCCGCTGTTCCAGGCGGTAATAGCCACCCCGCTCGACAACGACGACCCGTCTTCAAACATGTCGTCGTTGTCTATTTCGCTGAACTCCCAGGCCTTGATGAACCCCAGCGATCCGTTCGACGTGTCCAGTTCGATCGAGATGGTGCCCTGCGCCGACGTCACAGGTGCCCAGTAGATCCACAGTTCCTGGCCTGGGCCTGCGATGTTGCTCACCGAGGCGTCGGTCGCGTAGGTATTACCGCCATCGGTTACGCCGACGACTGAGCGGTTCGACTGAAGCGTGAACACGACAGCCACGAAGTTTCCTGGCGTCAGGTTGCCGGGAAAGGAGATCGTCGCCGTCGCGCTGCCGGACCACGGCGTGCCGGTAACGATCGTAGCTTGCTGGACGAGCCCTATCATTCACGCCCCCGAGTCCCGACAATCTCAGCACGCCGATCAACCACGCTCAGCGTGCCTTCGGCCGTCGCCCATCCGCGACTGTTAATCGTCTCCAGCGTGACTACGCCTGAGATACGCACCGACTGGAGCCGGTCGCATAGAACCCGGCCCTGGCTGTCGTGAATCTCCCACAGCCCTAGCTGCACGCCGTATTTGAGAAGATATACGCTCACCAGGACGTCCTCGTAGCCCAGGACGGATCGAACGCGGTCGCGTATTGAAACTCGGCCCAATCCTGCACGTAGGCTGCCGACAAGTGAAATGGTCGCAGCGTATGAGGACCCCAGGCAATGAACTGCGAGCCGCAGTCGGCCGTGTTGTTCCACCAACCTAACGTCGAGAACACGAAGGGGTCGCGCGATTCCGCGTCCGGGGCGTTCTCAGCGTAGCTCGCACCTGATCCAAACGCCCTGATCCAGATCGCGACGTAGCCGTCCGCAGTCGAGAGGTTGCTGCTTGACTGGAATTTGACCTGGATGCGGAACCATGTATCGTTCGCCGAGTAGGTCAGGCCATGAATCCCGTCCGTCGTGGTGTCGCACGAGAGGCCGACGTTGTAAACGCCGCCGCCGCCGCACCCGATGTTCTGGTTGCCGAAGCAGTGCGCCTGAGTGAATGGATCAGTATCGTTGAAGCCTTCCTCAAAGATGATCCCTCGTGTCGGCTCACCTGGCGTCGGGTAGCTCTCGCAGCCGTTGCCGATGATGAACGCCTTGTGGCCAGAGCGCCCGCCGCCGTCTGCCTTCTGCCAGTTCTGCGCACCGACCAGACGCGTCGACCAGCGAGCGTAGCGTGCTGCACCTTGTGGGATTTCGCTTGGGTCGAACGCTGAATAATTCTTAGCCCAGCCGGTGCCAACATCTTGAGGCCCTGAAGCGACTCCGATGCCGGTATATCTCACTGCATCGTTACCAGACGGTGCAGCGCCTGCCTGCTGCGAGATGCTGTAGTAGACGTCGTTTCCGGCGCTTCCAGTTGGATCGGCGTCGAATGCGTAGCGCGGATAGCTTCCGGACTCATACATGTCGAAGAGAAGGTCCAGATCACCGTCGCCGCCCGGCGCGAGCGGCGCCATCCCTCCCGCCATCCCTCCCGCCATCGAGCGCCCACGCCCCCGAGACGTCCCAACTGTCCTCGGGGACCACTCCATCAGCCGATCCCGATGTAGCGGAAGAACCGCCCGAGTTCCAGCTTGTTCTTGATCTTCTGCTCCTGCTGATCGAGCCAGAGTTCAAACGGTCGGCACCGGCCTTTGTAGCGCCGATGGCAGGCGAGACACTCCGGGCCGAAGCAGCGCCCGCACCAGCAGCCCATCTCCTCCCGATACACGTTGGGCGTGTCGGTGGGCAGCAGGTAAACCGTGTAGCCGGAGCCCGGTTTGACCTTGATGTGCCCGCCGCAGTGCTTGCACTGGACCGTGTCGAACTCCACGGGGCGCGACAGCGACGGGTCCACGATGATCCCGTAGCCATGCGCGCCCCGTGCCGGTGCGAACACCGGCCTACTGCTCCTCGTGCTGAAGATTACCCGAATAGGTGCTGGTCGACGCCGCACTCAGGCCGATCCCGAATCCGGCCGACGCCGTGTTCGGACTTACGAATTCACGGCCAGGATTCGCGTTCCACTGCCACGACGCGCGCCCGTTCAGCGGCTCTCGATAGAGCTCGATGCCAGCCCCGTACGACGCCGGATCCACCGTGATGAGGTGCTCGGCATCCGCCAAGCACGCCGCATCCGCCGGATCTAGCGGGTTCGGCGTGACCGACGTGCCGGTGCCGGAGTTCGTGATCCGGCGCACGCTGTACTGATGGACGCCATCGTTGCTGGCGGCCGTACAGCCGATGCCGAAGCTGAAAACCTTCTGCCGCCGCGGCGTGGTCGCATCCGCGAGCAGTTCGACGACGCAGAGAACGGAGTCGGCTCCGGTCTTGTTGAATGATGTGGCGTAGGCTGCCATGTACGTGCTCCTTTAGAGAACCGAGTCAAGGGGTGGGCAGGTAACTTCGTTGTGGCCGTCAGGCAGAATCGCGGCGACCGACTTCCATTCAGGATCGAGCGGCATGGTGCGTGAATGCGGTCAGCATACACACCCGCGCGACCGTCGGAGCGGTGGTGTTCAGAAGTGATCACAAGTGTTCAGATCGTCTGAGGCGTCGCAGGTAGTCGGCGGGCACGCGAATGAACACCGTGCGCCCGTGGCGCTCCACCTCGAAGCGTCGGAACGTCTCGAGGCGAATGCTGCGATAGATGCTGTGCGGATGCTGACGCACGACCCCGGCGTATTCCTTGACCGTCATGAGCACCTCGCGCGCGTCGAGATCCGGCGCGCGCGCGCCCCGCGGCTGCAGCGCACTCATTTCAGGAATCCAGAGCGGCGCGGAATCCAGGCGGGTCTCGCCGGCGCCGGCGGCGCGGCCGCCCGCGGGGCCGTCGGCGCCCTGGACATCTCCGGCGCCGGCGCGGGGGCGGCGTCGGCGAGCGGCAGCGCGAGCTGCTCTTGACCGGCGATCCGCTCAAGCTCGCACCAATCGGCCTCCGAGAGCCGATCGAGACCAGCGACGGTCGCGGCCGCACGCGCGTAGACACGGCAGTCCAAGTAGTGGTTCTCGCGGCCGGCGATCTTCTCCCACACGAAGGCCGTGAAGCCGGTCCGCTTTCGATGCGGCACGAGCTGCTCGGCGGTGATCTGCTTGAAGTACTCCTCACCGAACTGCGGGAAGTGGCAGAAGCCAGGCGGACACGTCTCGCCGGCGGCGCGCGCGTCGTCCGTTGGCGGCTCGAGCTTCAACCATCCATAGAGTTCACTCTTGGCCACATCAACGCCGACGGGCCACACGCGATAGCCGCGCTTGACCATGCGACCGGACATCGACACGTCCACCGGCGACGGCGTGCCGACGAGCACCTTCGAGCGCTCGAGACCCTTGACCGCAATCACTTTCGACATCGCGTGCTGGCGGGCCCAGTTGTAAACCGTCTGCGTGTTGTAACCGCTGTCGATCGCCAGGACCGCGATCGGCAAGTAGATCGCCGTCGTCGACGGATACGTCCGAGCCAACAACCCGTTCAGCTGCTTCCAGACGTCGGCCGACGCATTCGCCGTGTCCCCGAGCAGCACGCCCGCCTCGATTGACCACGACTCCTTGCCACGGCCCCAGCCCACGACCTCGTAGACCAGCCGATCCTTCTGCACGTCGACGCCAGCGGTGAGGAACAGCACACCGAGCGGGCACGTCGCCGCCTCATAGTGCTCGCGCCGCTGATAGAGGCGCTCCCACTCCGGCGCCTCGCCCCGCTCCTGCCAGGTCTCACCGAGCACCGTGTTGACGAATGTCTTCAGTTCGTCGGGCTTCTTCTCCGCCTCGGCGAACTCGCCGCAGATTTGCCCCCACGACGCGTTCGGGCTGTAGCTGTACGCCGCCCAGATGTGAAAACTCGCATGGCCGCTGAACGGCGCCGGCGCCGGCACGTTCGGGAACTGCTGGTGAGGACCTGGCCGCCACTCCCCCGCCTGCACCATCGCGCGCTTGTGCTCGTGTTCGATCTCGGCACCGCACTCCATGCAGACGTACACGGCCTGCTCGGGCTTCCCGCGCGGCCAGCGGAACCCATCGAACTTGAGGACCTGGAAGAAATCGCAGTGCGGGCAGGGCACGTAGTAGCGCCGCTGATCGCCAGCCTCGAAGAGCCGCTCGATGCGACTGCGGCCCGCGGCCGTCGGCGTGCTGCCATCGCCGATCTTGCGGTCCCAGTAGTACTCGGTCCGACGGATCCCGAGCTTGAGCTGGTCGCCCTCAGCGCCGGCGCTCGCCGGATAGCCGTCGATCTCATCGAAGAGCACGACCTTCCTCGAGACACGACGGAACCCGCGGGCACTGTTCGCGCCGACGAGCGAGAGACTCCCGCCTGGAAAGAGCTTGTGGAGGATCGTGTTGTCCGCATCCTTCGCGCGCGCCTCAGGGACGAGCGCCGCCAGCGACGGGCAATCGCGCAGCATCGGCGCGATCTCCTCCTTGCTGTACCCCTGCGCGTCCTCGATCGTCGGCTGCACGACCATCACCGGGCAGGCGTCCTGGTGCATGTAGTAACCGACCACGGCGTTCAGACACTTCGTCCAGCCAACGCGCGCCGACTTCATCACGCTCACGTGCTCGATACGCGGATCGGTGAACGCGTCCATCCAGCCGCGCTGATAGGGCAACGTCCGCCAGCGGCCGGGCTCGGCGGCGGACTCGGCCGACAGGTAGTAGTGCTCGTCGGCCCACTCCGACAGCTTCATGCGCCGCGGCGGCCGCCAGGCCGCCATCGACTGGCCAATCAGCGCATCGAGCACCGCCGGCGCGCTCACGCGGCCGCTCCCGGATTCGAGGTGGTGACCTGCTCGACGGCGAGCTCCTCGAGCGCCTGGCGCACCAGGTCGTCGATCGTCGCGACGTTGTCGTGCGTCAGCGCGGGAATCGCCGCCTTCGCTTTACTCGGCAGGGCGAGCAGCTTCGTTCGACAGACGGTGAAGAGGTTCGCGAGCCGGCTGGCGACGTCCTTGGCGTCGACGAGCTCGCCGGCGCGCTGCTTGTACTGGAGCTCCGCGAGCTTCGCGCGCCAACGCTTCTCCTCCGCCGAGGCCTCGGAGAGACTCAGCTCGCGGGTGGGATCGACGCCTGGCGCCGCGGGCGGGCCGTCGCCAGCATCGCCGGCGTCCGCCGGTGCAGACGTCTGCACACCGAGGCCGCGCTCCTTCACGAACGCCGGTGCACGCGTCAGATCGGTGTTCTCGGCCCACTCCTGGTCGGCGAGCGCGACATCAGCGATCTTCGGCTGGTTGCGGGCATCGTGCGTGACGCTCCTCGAGAGCCGGCCGGACTTCACGGCCCGAGACACCGCGACCACCGAGGTGCCGCGGTGCTTCGCATACGCACGGAGGGAAATCATGCCCGCTCCGGCACCGTGTCGACCGTCTCAAGCCAGCCCATGCCCGTGCACCCGTAGCCTTTGTCGCGCAGGACCTGTTTCGCGAGGTCCTGTTCTTCCAGCAGCTGCGCCAGCAACTCGAGGGTCCGTTCGTCGCGCGCCGCCAGCTCCACCAACTCGCGCCAGCCCTCGGCCGTCACCGCAGGCCTCGCGTGTAGGTGTCGAGCTCCTCGTGCAACCTGGTCAACATCTCGACGCCGGCGTCCTCGCTGACATCATCCGGCGACACCCGATTCATCAACTCCAGCATCGCGGCCGCACCGGCATAGAACGCGTGCCCGACGGTGTCCCGAATATCCGGATCCTCGATGTCGATGCCTTGAGCTTCGAATCGCCCGCGGGCGTAGGTCAGCCACATGTCACGGACGGTGCGACCAGCAAGGACCTGCCCATGCACGCGATCGAACTGTGCCCGACGAGACTCTTTCCGTTCTCGAGCCCGCCGCTGCTGGCGCGATTCACTCAAGACGGTCCCTCGTTCCAGTTCACCGGCCCAACCGTCACGAACAGCGGATTGATCGGCCCGTAACTCAAGAGCGTCACGAAGATGTCTTCGCCGAGCAGAATGGCCGCACGCTCTTGGGGGCTCGGCACCCACCGCGTGATGACGTAGCCATTCGGCGTCCGCACCGATGGAAGATCGCAGTACTCGGCCTGGTGCTCGGCAATGACGATCGCTCGCGAGCCTTCAGGCACCAGACGTGGGTCAACGCGAGGGTCAACGATTTCCATACACCTCCACCCTCATCTGTCGTCCTCGGTCAATTCGGGTCGCAGCATCCGCTCGCCGTTCTCGTCGAACACGACGTCAGCTTCGCCTTCGCCGCCGCAGAGCATCATGTTCGGTGTCGGCTGCCAGCAGCCCGACGGCTCGGAGCACCACGTGTTGACGAGCAGGAGCACGAGCAGCCTCATTGGCCTTCGGAGCTCACGGCACGGTGCCAATTCGCCGCGGCGGCAGCCACGGTGATGATTCGATGTAGACGCTTGTCGCGTGCGTCCTCGTCGACGTCGAGCGGATTGTGTAGAGCCTTGCCGGCCAGGTAACCGATCAACCAGAACCAATCAGCGTCGGCCTTCCTCGGATCGGTGTCCTTCCAGCGCTCGAGCTGATGCGCGGCCTCGAGGACGACCGCCTTCGCGAAGTCGTGAATCTCCGGCGTGTTGACGAGCGCGTCGAGCCGCTCGATAACGTCGGCTGTCGCGGACACAAAACAGCCCGTACACCACAGGTGGAAGTTGCCCGGCCACCGCACCATGCACGACGTCGTCGCAGACGGCCCGCAGCCACCGCGACGCCGCAGCTCACCGATGAATAGACGGGCCTCGTTCATGACACCGGCTCTCCCTCAGGCCAGATGGTGGACTCAGCGACCGCATCGCCGAACACCACAACGTCCTTGCCCTTGGCCTCGCCGCGATAGAGCTCGGGTCCGAAGTGTGCCTGGCACAGCGCGAGGCTCGCCAGGTTGTCGGCATACACGGACGCGATGAGGCCACGCTCGAGCACGCCGCCGGCGAGCGTGTGCAGATGGCCCAGGATCGTCCGACCGACGCCCTGGCGCCGCCAGCGCTCCTGCACGGCGTAGCTCGCCACCAGCACACCGAGGTCGGCGACGTGTTTCAGACGACCGAACCCGAGCGGGATGCCGTCGAGTGTCACGGCCACGAAGTTCCACTCGGTCGGGCCGCTCGAGCATTCGAGATTCACCCCCTCTGGGAAGTCGAACCAGCGCGACTCGTCGAGCAGCAACTGCGCGACGAATTGCGCATGCTCAGGACGCCGAATCGCTCGAAGCACTATCGCCATAAGCACTTACTGTGATCACTCGAAAAGTTGATTGCCTAGCCCTGTCCTGCGACCGCCCCACCCGCATTGGAGGTGTTTTCAGAAGAACCTACCTGCACCCCCCTCCTAGTCCAACCTAAGGCGACAGCCAGCTCTCGTCGCACGCGCAGCAGCGCCCAAAGATCGGCCGATGGCTCAAACCCAAAGGACTTTCGGACCCCCGCAACCCATGTGCTATCTCGC